TATAGCTTCAATAGGATGCCTATATCCATATCTCACATTACAAAAATTAGTTCCTATCCACATAGTAGTTTTCCAAGGAAAATTATTTTCAGATATATCACATTGTTTTGCTATTTCACTTAATCTTCTATCTGGACCATAATCACAATCAAGAATAATAGATTTCATTCCATTATTTATTAGACATTTATCAAATTCAATATCTAAATATTCTTTTAATCTTTTTTTAAACATTTCTGCTTTTTCCTGAGATATAGGTTGCTGTAGCATTTTACCTAAGATGATAGCTATTGCTCCATCTCTACCATCATCTCCTGCATCTAATTTAGCATCTTTTATAGTATCAGCCCACCAAGATGATGCTATTTCAATAATCTGTTCTTTATATCTATCCATAATGATTCTCCTTACATTATATTAGGTACATGTTTTTCAATAGCTTCTTCCATATCAAAATGTTGAGATTCTCCAGTAGTGCTTGAAGTTGACCATCTTATTTCTTGAGCTTCAGGAACTATAACCCAACCTTTTCCCTGACATCCATGACAAGTTTTTTCAATGTATGTAGCATTAGTATAGTTCATATTATATGTTTCTTTATATTTTCCTGTACCAGCACATACAGGACATATTTCAGCATGATTTTGAACCTGTAGCATAATTACCTCCTATCACAATTACAATATTCTACTATAACTCTTTCTAATTCTTCTCTAAATTCTTCATATTTATCAGAAGGAACTTCTTTTATAGCATATACATTAAAATGTAAACAAACAGTTTTTCTAAGTGCTTGACATATAGCTTCGTATTGAGAATATCCATTATGAGCAAATGTAATTTTAGATTTAGATAATAACTGATCTTTATATTTAGCTAAAATATCTCTTACTTCTAATTTTTCTGATTTAGGTTTAAGATAATATTGCTGTTTTAATTCTTCTAAAACTTCTTGTCTTATTTTCTCTCTTTCTCTTTCTTTATCTTTTTTTAATTGCTCTGGATCCAAATTATTCTACCTCCTTAGATTCTTGTTTGATAAATCCTAATTTATTATTGAAAACTTCTACCTCTTGATCTATAATACTATATGGTATGACTAGTTTTTCATTAAGACCGGTAACAATATTTAAATAAGTTTGTTCACGACGAGCTTTGTTAGCAGATTTCTCAATAGGAATCTTAACTATTATTTCATCATATTCTTCCATTATTATATACCTCCTATTTTTAATAACAACATTATATCATAAAAATAAGGTTTATTCAAATAAAAAAGACTGAGCATTATTCCTCAGTCTATTGTTTTATTTAGATTAGAGTTAATTTTAAAGCATTAATTACATCTTTATATATAGTAAATTCAAAGTCTTGTTCATTAACAGTTAATTTATAATGATTAGCCCAGGTATTACTAAAAGTAATTTCTTTATGATACTTATTTTTATACTGTTCACATAAATCTAATACTTGTTGAATCTGTCCTTTACTTCTATCATAAGGTTCTCTTATTTCATGTTCAGCTAATTCTTTTGCTGTTGCATCTTGTATATTCATAATCATCCTCCTATTTTACTATTTTAAATTCATTTTCATCCCATACTAAATATGATCTATCTCCAAATTCTGATCCATCTTTATAAGTAGAATGTGTATCTATAAAATAAATACCATTTTCTTCTATAATAGTTTTAACAGGAGTATGACCAACTATTTGATAAGGTATTAAAGGCTCTTGTAAACTAAAATATGCATGTTCTCTTCTATCACACCATAAACAAGAACTATTTTCATGTCTTCCTCCTCTTATATAAGAACAATGAGTAAAAGGTTCTAAATTATTCAATTTATCTTGATTCATATCTACTATTTTATAATATAAATCATAATCATGATATTCATCATAACCTTCTAATAATTCTTGTATAAAAGCATTAGTAAATCCTGCATGTGAGCATATATAAATTTTATCATCACAATTAACAGAAGTTACTAAATCAAATAGGTCTATATTTTCTTTTAATTGACTTGTTAATACATCTTCAAGTTCATACTGATGACCTGAGCATTTATAACCTAAATAACTAAATTCATGATTTCCTAACAAGAAAATATATTTTCCAGGTCTGCTTCTCTTTAAGTCAAATACTTTATTTAATGTTTCTAAGGATTCATGATTTGTAGTATTCCAATCATCTACATAATCTCCCATAAATATGATTCTATTAAAATCATATTCTTTATCTAATCTAGTAATATCATCAAACATATATTGATGATTATGTATATCACCTACAAATAAATATTTCATCTATTCTACCTCTCTCATTTTATTAAAACTATTAATATTTTACAATAAAAATAGGTATATTTCTATACCTATTTTTTATTCTTTTTTAAAGATCTATTTCGTATTTTTAACTGATCTGGACTAAAATATTTATTTTCTAACTCCTCTACATAAGCTATAGCTTCTTCTTCAGAATCACATCTTTTTCTATAAATTATACCATTTATTTGTTTTTCTACATACCAATAACTGTAAGTATTGCCTGTTTTTTTATCATGTTTTACTTTTAATTGCACTCCTCTTCGATTAGAATATCTATTTGTATTATAAGCAGTTGCTTTAGCAGATGATAATTTACTAATCATTATTTGTTTTTCTTGAAGAGTTAGATTTTCATAGCCTAGCTGATTAGGAGATAATTCTTTACTAAAAGATCTACTACTAATCTTATTTTTATTACCTTCATAATATTTTCTAGCATAATCTCTAGAATATTTTCTACTTTTTTCAATATCTTTATAATAATGATTTCTATATTTTTGATTTGAAGATTTTTTAGAGCATTCTTCACTACAATAAAAATTAGATTGACAGTTAGTATTATACATCTTTAATTGACCTTTACTTAATTCAAATTCTTTACCACACATATTACATACATATTTCATATAATATTACCTACCTTTAAAATAGTATACTTCTCTTCTTATATATTATAACATATTTTAAAAAATATGGAACGGGTTTTAAGATATAAAAAAGAGATACATTTCTGTATCTCTTTGTTTTATAGAATTTCAGGTTATATCTAAAATTAAACTGTAACTCTTCCTCTGATATAAAGTTGTGGATTAACCATTTTCTTACCATAGATTGATACCCAACCTTGTTGTGTTGTGTAATCAGCAAGTGTAACTGGAGCTGTGTATGTAACTGGCATATAATCACCAACTACATATCCTGCTTGCCAGAAGTCATTTCCGATTGCACCCATGAAGAAGTCATTAGCTCCTAATGCAGGTGTTTGATATACTTTAAGATCTCCTAAAGTACCAGCTAAGAAAGATCCACCATTCTTTGGTTGTTCATTTCCTTTGAAGTTTACACATTTTTGCATGTAAGCTACTACGTTAGCACCAGCTACGATGTAGTTAACATTTAGGTTTCCACCTGTTCTTGTGTAAACATTAGCTCTTGCTAAGTTAATAGCAATTTGTAATGATTCAGCATGCTCTGCATCTGATACACCTGGACGTGGTGTTGCTGACCAAACAACTGCGTTTCCACCAGCTGCTCCAGCAAAGATATCAGCCATTACTATTCTTTCTTTCTCTTTGTTAATTTCATTAGCAACTTGTTTTTCGAATTCAAGTGGCATATTTACACCATATTCTTTATTGATTCTGTAAGCTGCTGTTAAAGCATATACTGCTCTAATTTTGTGTTCTTCAGCTTCAATTAGAACTGGGTTAATACCAATTGTAACATCTCCAACTTGTTGTGTATTATGTCCATCTAATTCTGGATATAGATAGTTAGGAACGATTGCGTTGTTGTATGTATAAGAAATTGTATCTTTAGCAACAAATGCTGCTGCAGGTATAATTTCACCTGTTTGATAGTTGATTGTACCACCATCTGATAAAGCTCCAGCTCCATCATCTGTAATAACTGTTTTATCAGCTTTTACGATTTTAACTGATCCAGCATCAATTGGTGTAAATGGTGCTAAATAGTTAGTATCTCCAGCTGTTAAAGGTTGATTTGTTATTATTTTGCTATCATATTCAGGATCTGTTTTACCCATTCCTGTTGCATCTAATATAAGATCTCCAGCTGCTGTAGCTCCTTTATCTGTTCCATATCTGAATTCTAGAATTGGAAGTAATTGAGCTGCTGTTGACATAGGTTGTACTGATACTAATTCAGGTAATATTGTATTTTGGATTGCTAAACTAACAATGTTGAAAGCATCTCTTTTGAAGTTTCCAACGTTTGTTGTTTGTGTGTAAGCTTCATATAAGCTTCCTTTTTGAATATTTTCAAATAATTGTCCTGCATAATATTTTTCAAATGTGCTCATTGGTTTTGCACCAACAGCTTGTCTTGCAGATTCTAAAAGACCAATTCTTTTAGCATATTTTGTAGCAACTGGG